GCCCGACGGTGAACATGGTTGATTTCAACCAGCTCCACAAGACCGGCTTTTTCGCCTTCACACTCCACCACAAAACGACGTTCACTCTGATCGTGAATATGCTTATCGTAGAGATCGGACAGCTCGACAAAAGCCTCGTAAGGCTCTTCGAACCAGTAGCGCATTACGCTGGCATTGTTATCGAGCTGGTGGACAAAGCGCAGGTCTTCACGCTCCAGCGGACGGAGTTTTACGTCACAGGGCGTCGACATTATGGGGCTACCGTGCGGCCAGTACGGCGATCCAGACAGCGCAGGGTGTTCGGCTCCCAGTAGGCGTTCACGTTGGCGCTCTGCTGGCATTTATCCCGCGCATCAAAGGCCACATCCTCTTTATCCCACTCTTTTTCCGCGCGGGTATTCACCTTATGGCGCAGGTTGCGGGTGTCGTTCCATTGCTCTTTATCCATGGCGGCATTTTGTCGGCTCTGGGCGCTGTCGCCGGATTCAATAATCAGTTTGCTGGTGTTAGCGGAGACTGGCGCGACGAAGACCGCGGCCAGCAGGGCGACCAGACAGAGGCGTGTGCTCATTTTACGCATAGCGATTTCCTTATGGAGGGTGGAAATTCGACATCCCACCGCAGATTCTGTAACTGTCCATTATACGGGCAAACCCACATCAGGCATGTGGAAAGGATCCTTTCACATTCGGGTATGATACCGCATCACTCCTCGGACAACGTTAAATATGTTTAAAACAACTTTGCTCTTTTTTGCCACCGCGCTGTGCGAAATCCTTGGCTGCTTTCTGCCCTGGCTGTGGCTGAAAAAAGGCGCGTCGGTGCTGCTGTTGATACCCGCAGGCATTGCTCTGGCGCTTTTCGTCTGGCTGTTAACGCTGCATCCCGCGGCCAGCGGACGGGTCTATGCCGCCTATGGTGGCGTGTACGTCTGCACCGCGCTGCTGTGGTTAAGAGTGGTGGATGGCGTGAAGTTAAGCCCGTATGACTGGGCTGGCGCGGCCGTGGCGCTGTGCGGAATGCTGATCATCGTGGCAGGCTGGGGGCGCGCTTAAGCGCGCCATTCTGTGATCGAGCGAGGGTTTTTTGATCTTCATACTTGTATGGTAGTAGGGTTGTTGCGTAAATTTCCTGCATCACAACACCAGATGTAAGGAACCAAAAAAATGAAGATTGTAGGGGCTGAAGTTTTTGTCACCTGTCCAGGGCGCAACTTTGTCACGCTAAAAATCACCACCGATGAAGGGATTGTCGGCCTGGGTGATGCCACCTTAAACGGCCGCGAACTCTCCGTGGCCTCGTACCTGAAAGACCATCTCTGCCCGCAGTTAATTGGCCGTGATGCCCACCGTATCGAAGATATCTGGCAGTTCTTCTACAAAGGCGCCTACTGGCGTCGTGGCCCGGTCACCATGTCAGCCATTTCGGCCATCGATATGGCGCTGTGGGACATCAAAGCCAAAGCCGCCAATATGCCGCTGTACCAGCTGCTCGGCGGAGCCTCCCGTGAAGGGGTGATGGTTTACTGCCACACCACCGGCCACACCATTGACGATGTGCTGGAAGATTACGCCCGCCATAAAGAGATGGGATTCAAGGCTATCCGTGTGCAGTGCGGCGTGCCGGGAATGAAAACCACCTATGGCATGTCTAAAGGGAAGGGGCTGGCGTATGAACCCGCCACCAAAGGCAACTGGCCAGACGAACAGCTGTGGTCAACCGAAAAGTACCTCGATTTTACTCCGAAATTGTTTGACGCCGTGCGCAGCAAGTATGGCTTTAATGAACACCTGCTGCACGACATGCACCACCGCCTGACGCCGATTGAAGCCGCACGCTTCGGTAAGAGTATCGAGCAGTACCGCATGTTCTGGATGGAAGACCCGACCCCGGCAGAGAACCAGGAGTGCTTCCGCCTGATCCGCCAGCACACGGTTACGCCGATTGCCGTGGGCGAAGTGTTCAACAGCATCTGGGATTGCAAACAGCTGATCGAAGAGCAACTGATCGACTATATCCGCACCACCATCACCCACGCGGGTGGCATCACCGGGATGCGGCGGATTGCCGATTTCGCCTCGCTGTACCAGGTGCGTACCGGCTCGCACGGTCCGTCGGATCTCTCCCCGATTTGCCACGCGGCGGCGCTGCACTTTGACCTGTGGGTGCCGAACTTTGGCGTGCAGGAGTACATGGGCTATTCCGAGCAGATGCTGGAGGTCTTCAACACCAACTGGACCTTCGAAGACGGCTATATGCATCCTGGCGATAAGCCGGGCCTGGGCATCGAATTTGATGAAAAGCTGGCCGCCAAATATCCCTACGATCCCGCCTATCTGCCGGTTGCCCGTCTGGAAGACGGCACGCTGTGGAACTGGTAAAGGAGCAGAAGATGAAAAGTATCGTTATTCAACAACCGAATACGCTGGTGATCGAAGAGCGTCCGTTACCTACACCCGCCGCGGGCGAGGTGCGCGTAAAGGTGAAGCTGGCCGGGATCTGCGGTTCCGACAGCCATATCTATCGCGGCCATAATCCCTTTGCCAAATATCCGCGCGTTATCGGCCATGAGTTCTTTGGCGTGATTGATGCCGTAGGTGAAGGCGTCGATACCGCCCGTCTGGGGCAGCGCGTCTCGGTGGATCCAGTGATCAGCTGCGGCCACTGCTACCCGTGCTCGGTCGGCAAACCGAACGTCTGCACCTCGCTGGTGGTACTGGGCGTCCATCGCGACGGCGGCTTCAGTGAGTACGCCGTGGTCCCGGCCAAAAATGCCTGGGTAATCCCAGACAGCATCAGCGATAAGCACGCGGTGATGGTCGAGCCGTTCACCATCGCGGCCAACGTCACCGGCCACGCCAGCCCGACTGAGCAGGATGTGGCGCTGATCTATGGTGCCGGACCGATGGGGTTGGTCACCGTCCAGGCGCTGAAAGGCGTCTATAAGGTGAAGCAGGTGATTGTGGTCGACCGCATCGACGAGCGCCTGGCGATGGCCCAGCGCAGCGGGGCGGACTGGGTCATTAACAATGGCAACCAGTCGCTCCCGGCGCTGCTGGAAGAGAAGGGCATCAAGCCGACGCTGATTATCGATGCCGCCTGCCATCCCTCTATTCTGCAGGAAGCCATTACTCTGGCCTCACCCGCGGCGCGCATCGTGCTGATGGGCTTCTCCAGCGATGCGAGCCAGATCGTGCAGCAGGGGATCACCGGCAAAGAGCTGTCGATTTTCTCCTCCCGTCTGAATGCCAACAAGTTCCCGGTGGTGATCGACTGGCTGGAAAAAGGGCTGATCGATCCCGACAAGCTGATTACTCACGCCTTTGAGTATCAACGCGTTAAAGACGCCATTGAACTGTTTGAGAAAGACCAGCGGCAGTGCTGCAAGGTATTGCTGACGTTCTAATAACGATGAATGCGGTTTAGCGGTACGCATCTTACCCTGTTGAGATAGCCAATATGACTCAAGTACAACATGAAAGATCCACATCTGACCTGATCAAAGCCGCCGTGTCCGGCTGGCTGGGCACCGCGTTAGAATTTATGGATTTTCAGCGCTAAGAGGGGTATGTCGAGGATATATAAAGATATTATGCAGCAGTCCTGTCGCTGTGGGGCATGGTTGGGGCAAAGTCGCTTAATTTTGAACTCAACATGGCGATCTGGTCCAGGTTGTTTTCCTCCATCCACTTCCCGTAAACCTGAAAAACCATCTGCGCATCGGCGTGCCCCATCTGGTTAGCAATGAAGTTCGGGTTTGCTCCTGCAGACAGCGACCAGCACGCATACGTGTGTCTCGACTGATACGATTTCCGGTGGCGAAGGCCGGCTCTTTTCATCGCCGCATCCCACGAGTTGCCTATGGAGTTGATGGAGAAGTGTTTGCCGTAATTCCCGGCCCTGGCTGTCAGGGACGGCAGGAAAACAAACGTGCACTTATTGAACTCTTTCTTTCCGTACTCCCTAAGCTTAACAGGTACGTTATGCTCCTGAGAGAGGCGGGTCATTTCATACTGGCTTTTGAACGCCTCGAGTGCAGGCTCGATCAGGTGCACAACCCGGTTAGTGCCAGCATTGGTTTTCGGCAGCGTGAATACCCCCTTCTGCGTCAGGCTTCTTCTGACGGTGATTGTTCCCGCTTTCAGGTCCACATCCTCCCAGGCAAGTCCGCACAGTTCACCCGGCCGCAATCCGGTGTAAACGGCGATAGCCCACAGATTCTTGCTCTGCTGATGGTGGCAGGCGTCAATCAGGCGAGGAAACTCCTCCCGGGTGATTGGGTCGGGATCCGGGCGGGATTCTCGCAGAGGGGCCACACCGTTCATTGGTGACTTTGAAATGTAGCCATTTTCAACCGCAAACTGGAAGATACCGAACAACACGGTCATGTAGTTGTTTACAGTAACTGCGGATCGACCCCGCTTCGGTGTTTTATGTCCCTGCTTCATGACCTGGAAACCGGTCAGCAATTCCTTCCGGACTTCAAGCATGCTCTCTTTGGTGATTGAGGTGAGGAGGGTGTCAGGCCCAATAATGGCCATGACATTTGCGATGACTCGACCGTAAGTGTTGAGCGAGGATTCAGCTACCTCCATTTCCTTCAGTGCAAGCCATCTCCCGGACAGCTCCCCGATTGTTACCTCTTGCCTTGCCTCCCCGAACCGCGCCAGGTTCTGGGAGGAGGGGAACTGCTGGGCATAGATGAAGGTTCCGGTTTTGATGGCATAGCAGATCGACGTCCGTAACTCGCCGGCCACTTTTCTGTTTTTGGGGGTGTCAGCCACCCCCAGGCTTTCACGCACTCTGACCCCTTTGTAGATGAACCACAGCCTTAGCGTGCCGCCGTGGTTTTCCACTCCTGTTGGGTATTTCATAACGATTCCTCGTTGGTTGATGGTCAGAGTATTTAAGCAGATTGTCGCCGCGGTTTCGCTGAGGCCTGACGTTCAATCCAGCGGTCGATCTCATCCAGGTTGTAAAAACACGGACTGTTATCCCACGGACTACAGTCAAAAGAGACGTGTTTGTATTCCTTCCCCTCCAGAAAAGTCTTCTCACGCGCCTTCTTCAGCGTCCCCTTTTTAATCCCCTTCAGGGCTATCAACTGCTCCTCAGACACCCATTTCCCGGGCGATACCATCATGATTACTTCGCTCATACCTTTCTCCACTCAAACTTAATGCCGGGGCGAACTGGCTATCTCTCCGCACCCGGCACAGCCATCGGCTGCTTTAGGTTTCTCGGTGATATTTCAATATCAGGCGACCTGCCCGGGTAAGGATCGCAGGCGGCGCATGCCGGTCATCGCCGTGGCCACGTAGCTCGCCTTACGGTTCACCACCTCCACCCAGACCTTCACTCCTTCCACCCGCACCGTGTACGTCTCTTTCATCCGGCTGCGCCCGTAATCGCCGTAGCGCTCCTGATGGGCCGCCAGGGCGATGTCGCACGCCTGACGCGCCAGTGGTGACTGCGTGCTGCGGTTGATTAATCGCATAAGTTTTCTACCGGGAGGGCGAACCCTCCCGCCTCCCTTAAGCCACGTATTCCGGTTTCATATCTGCCAGGGTGATGCTGAACTTATCGTGTAGTTCGTCGCCCATATGACGTTTCGCTGCCGCCAACACGCGCTCGGCTTCAGCGAACTGCTCAGCTGCGCCCGGTTCGCCCGGTTGTGGCAGGGAGTTGATCGCCGCCTCGACCGCATTACGGTGCTTCACCAGGTGGTAGCGGCGCGTAGCCTTGTTCTTCAGTTCGGTGAACAGCGTGGTACCGAGCGTGGCTTTCGCTTCGTTGATTTCATTGCCGACGGTGGCGGCGGTTTCCAGCGTTTCAGCAGCATCAATGCGATCCCGGAACTCATCGGCCATAGCTTCGATGTTAGCGGCCGATTCCTGCGCGCTGTGCGTGGTTGTTACGCTGTCACCTTTGATGTCAGCTAGGCTCACGCGCTGGGCGGGTGCCGGGTTGATCTCCTTCTCGGTGCGTGGCTCGACTTCATCCGGGCTGTAGACGCCGAGGATGACCTCGGGGCAGTACAGGCGCGCCCAGTACTTCACAGCGAGGTAGGCGATCTGCTGCTTGGGTGCTGTTTTCCACAGCGGCGAGTTCCGGGTGGTGATGTCAGCCAGGTAGATGTTCTCGCCCCAGGTGATATCGGTTTCGCCGCGCAGGACAGCGCCAACCCGAATAAACAGGCCCAGCTCATCGCGGCCGTCTTTCTTGCCAGCGATCTTTTCCCAGTCGCCGCCGTATTCGTAATGGAAGCGGCCCACGATAGCGCTGGAACTGGAGATAACAGCGTTCACCAGCTGCGCTTCGTAACCCAGCACGCCGTTGACCAGGTGCGTTTTCTGCGCGACGGCGTAAGGGTTCATGCCCCACTGCATGGCCTGCATAACGATCGCCATACAGTCGGCAGGTTTACCCGCCAAGTGCTTCGGTACGGTAACGGCAGACTGCGCCATCAGCTCAGCAAAGGCGGTCAGCTGGCCGAGTGCCTGCACGTTGAATACTGCATTGCTGGCAGAGATGGTGTTCGGAGTCTGCTCAGCAGCGATAATGTTGGTGTTTTGCATGGTCATTCTCTCCATTAAGCCAGGCGCAGCGCTACAAGGCGGCGCAGGTCGAAGTCGTTCAGTTCGTCGGTGTAGTCTTCGGTGATCGGCGCTGGCCACTCGCCAGTGTCGAACGCGTTAGCGATACGGTTCATCGTCTGGCGATATTCGAGCATGCCCAGCTCAATCAGCTCTTCGCTGGCCTCAACGATGGCGATCCAGTGGTAACCCTCGTCTTTGTTGACGAAAATCCAGAAGAACTGGTCCAGCCCGGCGGTCTGCATATACATGGCTGCGCTGAGGTGGTAATCGCGGTCGACGATTTCCCGGTGCAGGCGGGCCCGCAGGCCGGACTGCTTCACATTCCACATGCTGATGGTTTTCAGGTCGGCGCCGATACGCACCGCATCAATGTCGATTTCCAGATCCGGGCGTACGCGGATTTCCAGCCCGGTCTCTTCGTCGATACCGAAATAGCTCGTCTCAACAGCGCGATCAGGGTGCAGCAGCAGTTTCCCGGCGGTCGGGTGTTCGTGCAGGGCTTTCTGAATGGCCAGCGCCGTTTCCATCTGCTGATGGGTCACCAGAATCTTGTCGCCCGGGTTGTCGCGCCACGCGTCCAGCAGTTCGTCAGCAAACACAGCATCCGGCTTAACGGACTTCACTGCCTGAATCATCTCTGCTTTGGTGCCGGACACTTTCAGCGGTGCCGGTTTCTGCGCTTCCTGCGCCACCAGGTCAGGATTAATGATTGCGAGTTGCTCCAGCAGCGCGTCGCGGCTGCCGCTGGTTTTCACCGGCGCAGGCAGGGTGGCGTTGTACTCTTTGATGCAGGCCTTCATCGCGACAGCGGTCTGCTTCTGGTCTGCCTCGATACGCTGGAACTCAGCTGGCAGCGTCATATAGCTCTGCGCTGTTTCTTCCAGGCTGCCGCCCATCGGCACTTGCGCGGGCAGGGTGGCGTTGTACTCTTCCAGCAGCACTTTGATATCGTCAGCGCTCAGCTGCGCGGGCAGGCTGGCATTGTGTTCGTCGATAAAGGCGCGAAGGGTCGCCGCAGTGGTGAAGGCCCCTTCTGGGATCACCGGCTCCACGCTGAACTCTTCATCGAGGTTTTCCGGTTGCAGCGCCAGCGCATGCACCAGGTTGCCCATATCCAGCGCTTTGGAACCTTCGCGCGGGATGGTCTTGGCGACGTGGCGCGCGTTGAAGTACATCAGGCTCACGCGGGCATCCTTCACCTGGGTGCTGCTGATCCCGTTCGCTGCGTGATACACGTTATTCGGCAGGCCCTCATAGCGGCCCGGTTCGAAATATGCTGGGTATTCCGGCGCGCTGGCGGTTTCCTCCGGCGCTTCGGTGGTTACTTCCGGCTGCGTAGTGTTCGCCAGCTCCGGCGCCGCGGCGGCCAGAATCTCAGCCGGGTTCAGGGCAACTGTTTGCGGATCAGCTGCATCAGCGCTTTCGCCTGGTGGAACCGCGTTAACACTTTCTCTTTCCGCCGGGTCAGTCGTTTCCATCTGCACATCGCTGGTGGTCTCCTCTGTAACCGATGAACGGTCATCTGTTTGTGGTTGGGTTTCGTTCATCAGGCCTTCGATGGAGAAGACGCCGCCGCCGAGGTTCGCGACCTGCGGCTGGCTGATGGTCGCGGCCAGGTCTTCTTTCACCCACTTCGGATCTGCTGGGTCGCTGATGCCTTCAACGAACTCCCCGCGGGCAGCGGCCAGTTCGTCATCTACTTCCTGATGGGTTAGCTCTTCCACTTTCGTCTGACGGCCTGTACGGAGATCTTCCTCCCACTCTGGATAGCCCTTCGAACGTTCGCCATTTTCATAGATGCCGTTCGCGGTGAACCATTCACGAACCTGGCTACGCAGTTCGTTGGTGCTTTCCTCCCCTGCCCACAAAATGGCACGGGTCACACCGAAAATGCTGTTGGCGTCGTAGTCGAGGATGTCCGTGGTCTTGCCCAGAACCTTTAGAGCCCTTGCGTGTGCGTCTCTTTTCTGGTCTGCCAGCTCTTTGGCCGCCATGAGCTGAGCACGGTTGATTTTCCCGGGTACGGCATCCGGGTACAGCAGGGCGATCGCAATCTCGATGCTCAGGTTCGCCATGTTCTGCGGCACCGCGCGTTTATAGGGTTCGGAAGGTTGTGGCTCTTCTGATTGCTGGTCTTTGGAAATACCGACAGCTTCAGTACGATGGCCGGCAGCCCATTCACTGGTCAGGGTTTCGTGGTCACAGTCTTCAGTAGCCACCCACGTTCTGGTGAAACGAAGAACCAGAGCCAGCTCGTGACGTTTTTCCTGGCTGAATACTTTCCGGATCGCGTCGGTGTAGCTCCACAGGGCTTTGGTGTCGAGAGCCTTCAGCTCTGCACAGCTTTCAGCAGCAAGCAGAAGGGTCTGGACATAGCTATTGTCGGTATCACTCTCCAGCGCATGCAGTTCCGCATGTTCGCCGCGGGTGACATGATGGCGCAGCTCGTCCACAGTCAGTTGAGCCAGCAGCTGTTGGCGAAACGGCAGTTTGCATACCGCGTAACGAGTGAATTCATCACCGCTTTTGAGGACCCGCAGGCCATTCTCATACCAGTAATCAGGCTCAGCCGGAGTATCAGCGATAGTTACTGGCGCGGCAGGCAGATCCGCATCGCTGGTGGTGCTGGCCGGGGCGAGGGCGGTCTCATCCTGTGGCGCAGTGCCGGGGATCACGTTCCAGGTGCGCTGGTCGTCGGCCAGGGTATAGCGCTCGCACCAGGTGTAATCGATGGTGCTTTCTTCGGGCAGGTCATTAAACACCGGGAAGTCGGTGCGGACAGGCTTGGCGTAGTCTTTACCGCGGCCAATTTCGATGCCTGCATCTTCCAGCGCGACATCCAGCTGCAACGCAGCTCGTGATTGGGTGTTGGCGGAGAGCCACACTACAGCGTCAGGCTTCCCTGACTTCTGAGTGGCCTTAACCAGGTAGAAAAATTCCATGTCAGATCCTCATTTTTGGATGTAAGATCCCCGGGCCAGAGATAGCGCCCATTGGGTGTGTTTTTGGTATTGAGTAGTTTTCCGGTGTAACTTTGGTCGGTGGCACCGGACGTACGGGCCGCGTTGCGCGGCTTTTACGTTATGCTTCGTGGGCCATCTGGTCGTACGAAGCGCAACGCACAGAACAGTAATCACGTTGTTCGCGCGCCAGCTGGGCGCCGCGGATGAAGAGCAATTCGTTTTTAACTTCTTTCCCTTGCTCGATTGGTTTGCGGCAGTACGCGCATTCTTTCGAGTTACACATCAGGATTCCCCTTCTGTGCCAAGAGGTAACAGAGGCGGCGAATAAACGCCCCAATACAACTCAGTTTTACGGCCTGCTGCCGTACTGGTTTACGTGCGTAGTCAATCATGGTCACCCTCATTTGCCCTTGTCGCCAGGCTGGCGGAACGTTTCTTTAACCTGATGCGCGTTAATCACTCCACCTCATCCGACTATTCGTATGCCGTCGGCGGCTACTTCGTGGGCTCCATGCCTGGGTGGATCGTGGTGCGTCTTGGTGAGTTAGATTAAACACAATGTTTAAACTCATGTCAACAAAATGAGTAATTATCAATAAACAAAATGTTTATGTGGTGATTGTGAAAAGGACGATTTGTGATTTGCAGGCAAAAAAATCCCAGCAGGATGGCTGGGTTCAGGGTGAGAAGCAGGCATTAAGTATGTACTTCACTTGATGTTAATCTTTCAGAGGGCACAGCGGAGCAAAACTATGAAGAACTAAGACCAGCAAACTGCGTTGGTGGGATAAACGATTAGCGCGGCAGTGATTGGCCTAGTATCAGCCAAAAATTCCATAAACCGGGTAGCTATCATCAACGAACTGGTTAGATTGGGATACAGAAGAGCGATGGTGTTGGGGATGAGGTGTTTTAGAAGGTGGCGGAGCTGGTTAATCTGATTCCTTGTTTACTACATCAAATATATCATTATTTAATTTCTGTAACGCTATGAAATTAATAATAAAATACACTGAAGAATAAAGCATCAATAAACATAGAAAAATAGACGCACTAAAGCGTATCGAAATGTCCCAAAACGGAGAAAATGCATATTCAAATTTAGCAACATACTGATTTACAATGTAGTAAATTGTTGTGAGCCCGAAGTTTATAAGAAACGAGTTTCTGACAGTGGCTACGTTTGCGCGAATGGAACGGAGGTAGGATTGATTTTTCACCCCGGCAGGGTTGAATGTGACAATCAAACCTAGTCCAATCGAGAACATAATACCTGCAACGGTGAAAACAGTAGATGCGAAAAAGCTATCCGGTCGGACTGACCAGATTGTACTGGCAACTAGTGTCACCAGTAGGATGATGAGTGTACTAACAAATAGCTTTATCATTTTTCAATTCTACCAGAAACTTACTCATTTCTTGTAGCAATTGGTGTTCTACTAGCTTACCTGTTTGTGTCGTTTCGATACTAACAGACTTAGTAAGGAGTAAATCTTTCCCCTTAATTTCTGTTTTGTTGTCCTTACGCTTGAAGGAAACATTATCTAAATCACTTACAGGTTTTAAGTACGCCCCAAGCGCTCTTTTATACTCATCATCTGTCATTTTTCTTGGCTTTTTAAATTTAATTAAAAGCTCTGCTGAGATCATTTGACTTAAAGCTAATTCATCTAATTGTGCGGTGTCAGACATAGAGCTTTTAAGAATATCAAAAACTTTTTGAGTTAATTTTATGGATTTTTGACTCTCGGCTGTTGCAACTGATGTATTACCTGCAGGTGAAGTAAGCAGGCCAGCATTTGATGATGGGCTTATGGGGTCAGGGTCTTTCACAATTATGGCTTTTAAATCACTTAGCTTTGTTTGATCCTTTGCAGAGATCAACGGAGTAAATTCCAGTAAGTCATTGTTTATAAACCAGCTAAGGTATGTTTGCAGCCTGATAATGGTTTTGTTTAGTGGAAGATTGGTAACTAAGTAGTTGTCATTCAAAGAAAAATAATAATGACTCTTACATATTGCAGAAGCATCTATACGTGAAGTTTCAATATCATCAATAGAAAAAATTTCTTTTTCAAATAGACTATCTGTTATGTGTTGAACGTCTTTATCAGAAGTGATTCTTAACATTGTACAGAAAACAGTGCCACTTTGGGATGACTCTTTGAAGTAAGATATAACATCCCGTTCCTGATTTTTATCTTCAGGGTTAAGGATCATACATCTATCCTTTGCCTGTTTAATGTCGTTAAGTTTCTTAATTAAGGTCACCTTAGCGTCACTAGAAGCTTTAGATAATGAGGTATTCTTAATCTCGAACGCACGAAGAGTGACTAACTTAGGCTTGGTTGATGGTAGTGATACTTCTGTAATCTCCGACATTAATAATCCTTGTTATTGCTGTGAAATGACAAATTTTATTTGGCGATGATAACATTGACTTACTTAATGAATTTAAAGGATTTTTTTATTATATGTGTTTTTTCGGTTGTCCAATAACTTTCTAGGGTAGCTCGGCAGCTTACTCATCCCCCTGCGATCTAATCCGCCCTTTCATGTACCTCTCATACAACTCGTCCAGCTCTTTCAGGCGAATCGCGAAGATGCGAAGCATGTTCTGTTTCTCTTCCTCCGGCAGTTGGCGGTAGAGCTCCAGCAGGCGCTGTTCGTCAGGCTTGAGCCCATCTTTCTCACCAACTTCTTGGCCTAGAATCCACTCAAGGCTTACCCCAAGCGCATCCGCCAGCTTTATAGCTGAGCTTTTCCCAATCGTCCCACGAACGAACCAGTTATTGACCGACTGAGCACTGACTCCACAAATGCGTGCCATGTCTGACTTGGTCAAATTCTTAAGTTCAAGGATCTCGTTAAGCCTTTGAACTTGTGGGTGGTTAATC